CTGCCCAATGTCCGTTGTGTTGATGCCAACCAAAATCTGAGTTTTGAGTATATTGTTGAAACCAAGGTTTTATTTTTTTATATTCTGGTTGCAACCCGTATATTTCAGCAACTTCCATTACATATGGATATATTAATTGTTCAAATAATTTTTCATATGTTTTTGGTACATTCATAGGATAGTCATACAGATAACCTTTTTCATTTGGCCCTATACTATATTTCTCTACCATCTCTTCTATAGATTTCAAAAGCAGAGGTTTATACTGCTCATGACCTTCTACATCAAACACATGGATATGATCTGGAAGCTTAGGCTGATTCTCCAGTAATGTATTCATATATGTATTCCCATTTAGAAAAGGTTGGAAAATCTTCGTTATGCATGTTGTGAGCATGTTCTACAACAAGACTTTCTAATCCAAGACTATCGCCTAATTCAGCATTTTCTAATTTATCTTCAATCCAAATCAATCCGGAATCAGCATAAGGTGCAAGAACATTGTCTTTATCAGCTCCAGTATCTTCAAAGATAAACTTAGTAAATGCAGTCTCACCAAATAGCTTTTGAGTATTTTGGATACGAAGTTTTTGAGCTGATTCATCTTTGGATAGAGATGTAATCATATGGAAAGTATATCCATGCTTACGGTGTAATAGATCTACGTAATACATGGCATCACGTAGCGGTGGTAAGAAGCCAATGGCTGCAGATTCATTAAACATCTTACACATTAGCTTTTTTGTTTGACGATCTAATCCATACCGATCGCCCATATCATAACATTCTTCACCACCATCAACCATTTCATAGCCGTGGCTTTGCATCCAAACATTAAAAGCATACTCCCAATTCATGAGTACGCCATCGCAATCAGTAAGAATTACCTTGTTTAAATTGTTCATCATATAGTTCTCCTTCATTATATTGGTATTCTAACACATCTTGAGGAGAATGTACATAGTTTTTTTCAGATTTTGATTCTTTGATACGAAAATCTTTTTCTTGAGATCGTGTTTTGTTTCTACCACGTTTTTTATTGCGGGGATCAAATCTAGAATATTTTGCCATTTACCTTTCCTAATAACCTAGCATTTCTTTTGTCATAATATAATCTCGGACAAAGTCTGATCTTACAATGTCTTCCCATCCGAAATTAACAATAGTAAAGTTCTTAAGCTGTTCAACAATCTGTAAGAACCTTACAATTCCTTGTTTATCATCATCAAATTTAAAATCACTTTGTTTGTAATCACCACTAAATATAATTTTACTATGACGGCCAACGCGAGTAATTACAGAATCTAATTCATGAAAGTTTAGGTTCTGCATTTCATCAACAACTATAATCGTATTGTCAAATGTTTGACCGCGAATAAACGATGTAGATTCAAATTGAATTTGATTTGCTGATACCATTTTATTATATGAAGTCTTATCTCCAAAAAGCTCATGGCAGATAGATTTATATGGTGTGGTAAAAGCTTCTTCTTTTGCTTCTTTATCTCCTGGTAAATAACCCATCTCTCTTGTGGGGACCATTGAGCGTACAATAACTAGTTTATCCCATTCAGTTTCTTTATCTAAAACATCTTCTAATGCCAGATAAAGAGCCATAAAGGTTTTACCAGTACCGGCAGTACCAGTTAACACTAAGTTATCACCATCATCCCATGATTTATATGCAATTTCTTGATTTTTTGTGAGAGGATCAAACTGGAGTAAATCATCCAATTTGACTGACATAGAATTGTTAACAGACTTTTGTCGTTTCATGTGTTCATTTTATTACGAGGAGAATTTTTAGAAATTTTACCAAGAACATCTTTCCATCCGTCCCCAGCTTTGTTTACAGTCATTCCATGTTGACTAATAAATTTTGCAGTAGCTAGCTTTTGAGTCCACTCTCCTGTGGCTAAGATTTCTTCTCGTTCCGCTAAGGAAAGAATCATTTCTTTCTCTTCACCGGTCTCATTATTAATCATTGTGTATGATGGCATTTGATTTGTGTGGGGGACCGAAGTCCCCCATGTCCTTTCCTATGAAACTTGTTCCAATCTTGATTGTAGAAAATCACGTTTTCGTTTTAACTTTGAAAGCAGGTCTTTATTATTTTTTTGTTTTACCCTCTCCATATAATTAGTTAATTCCAATAAATCGTTTTTAAGTCTATCAAGTTGGATTTTACTCATTTATACTCCTATTTAAAGTTATTTGAGAATTAAGTTTGGAAATGCCTCCTGTACTAGTTTCTTGGTTATACCCTTAATTGGCATCTTTTTGTTAATCATACCAACAAGGAGCTCTGCATCTCGAGGATGAATTGACTCGAGAATATCTAAAAACATCTTTTCTCTTTTTGGCTTAAGCATTCTATCACCGGCCCCGCCTTTTACAAAATAAGCTAATTTCTTATTATGTTGAGTCCAGTTTGAAGGATGAGATTCAGCTGCTGCGGGTTCATAAGGAACTTTTCCTTCTGGTAAAAGCCAAACAATTGCTTCATCAAAAGTACCACGAAGAAGATCTTTCAGTGGCCAATTGTTTTCTTCTTTTCTGAGAAGTTCAATCTTTTCAGCTTTAGTTTTCGTTGATGAAATTTTTTCTAGTATTTCAAATGTATAAAATGTGGTTTTGTTTACCATCTCAAATGAAGTCCTTTACGTCTTCTAATAATCTACGACATCTTTTTTCTACAAGATAGTTAAACACTTTGCTTTTGTTTTGTGTTTTATCTTGATTGTCATAAGTATATATAATTTCTTTTTTTAGTTCTTCAGGTGTAAATTCTAAACTAATAAGTCTCATATTACGTTCGACATTACGTTTAATTTCTGGACCTTGAGAACTAGGATCTTCCATTAATGCTTCCATGATTGGCCGTCTTAGTGGCGTTTGGCGAGAACCGTCAACAAAAACATTGTCGCCAGAAAGCACATTAGGTACGCCATCCGAAGTATCTCCTTTTAATATAAGTTCAAGTAGTTGTTTTCTTGGATGTTCTACTTTTATATATTTCTTTGTCATAGGAGAAAACTGTGACACATTGTTATATTTTTGCAATTGTGCAAAATCTTTATCGGCTGATACAATCATGACTTCTTCATGATTACCAAACTCTTGAGTATTTTCAACTAACACGCCAATGACGTCATCAGCCTCACAGCCATCAACCTTAATTGTTTTGTAAGGGAAGTATTCACCAAGTTCGTCCCATACCATATTGGTTACACGGAACACTTCATTCCAATCCATTTTGGAATCTTTACGGCTTTTCTTACGTGATGCTTTATATTGTGGAAATGCTTTATAACGCCAGTTATTACCAGCATCACCAGCAATTACAATCTCACCATACTTATCTTTGAACTTGGTACGGTACATACGGATTGAATTTAGAATCATATGACGGATAAGATTCTCGTCAATATCTAATTTTTGAGTTACAATGTTGCTGATTGCGATACCATTGTAGTCAATAATAATCATAATAATCTCCTTTATGTTAGATCTATTCTAACACATCTTCATCTGATTGTAAACCTAAAATATGCTTTCTATGAATTTTTCCTCCAACAAAAGCATTATAATATTCATCTGGCTTAAGAAGAACGTCATATTCTAATTGGTATTTCATTTCATAGTAAGAACATTGGCCTTTTGTCTTACAGAGTTTTAGAATCTCACGATGGTAATTGTCTTCACCTTTTTCTTCTACAAGCAATTGTACTTCTTTACTTGAACCAAAATACTTTCTCCAGTCAGACTCAGCACGCGTTCTAACTCTACGTTTTCTTTTCTTTGTTTTTGGTAATATTTTAGGTTTCCAGAAAAATTTCTTACCAATATATTTCATACCGGTATCAAGTTCTGTAATCATATAGACGAAGCCCTGGTATTCCTCAGGTGTTTCATCAAACTCTTTTCCATTATAATGCCACATAAAAAAAATAGCCCCTTTCGAGGCTATTTATTAATCATCTTCAATTAGTTCAAAGACCGAATCTTCTCCACACATTGGACAAAATTGTGGAGTATTATCATCTTCGACTACTACTTCTGTAACGCTATCACATACTTCGCATTCTGTCCAATATGTTTCTTCCATTTGATCTCCTTAAAATGTTATTTCGCAGGCGCCGCCTTGACATGCCGTAGCACCCATGGTATCTATATCTGTAAATCTCTTTTCATTTAGTTGAGCTACAAAATCTACAGCTGTAAAGTTTTGTTGAATCTTTGTCCATTTATGTAAGAGGAACACGTCTTTCAAACAATATTCTGTTTCCTTTGTGTCTCCCATAAAGTAGTTATCAGCAAATTTATTAAATCTACGGATCCATTCAGAACGAATATCAGATACCTCACCGCGCCATTCCTCAGGCATTTGAGCTACTTGACATGCTTCCCACAAATCTCTAAATCCTTGTTTACGTGTATCAACAATTAAACCAGATGCGAATAATGCAGCTTTGCCATATTTATCAACGATTTGATCTTGTGAAAGAACTTCGGTCATCGGCGCTTGCGCAAAGTCTTTATCGCCCGAACCACCCAAGAAACTAATACCCGCAAAAGAATGGCGATTGTCATAAACATAATCCTCTACTTGTGACCACATATGAGGTTGTACTGTTACAGTATTTGATACGTTATGACGAAGATCTGGATTTGCACAACGCTCTGGACTTGTACCAGCTTCTACCCAATTGTTTTGTACTACTTTTACTTTTTCCAGTAAGTTAGTTCCATATAGATCTTCTTTATATAGAGAACCTTCTGGAGAAATAACTGGGAAAGCTACACAATAATCTGTATTACTTGCTGACCAGACAGATTCCTCAACCATGTAAGGATTTGACTGAGCGATGAGTTGTGCAACTTCTGACTCTTTATTCAACTGAACATGTCTTAGGTACATTGGAGCGTGCTCTGCGTGAATGCCAGAGGCCGTCTGGAGTAGTACCGAGGCGTTACCAGAAGGCTTAACGCAAGTAGTACGAGCAGCTGGATTAATGCCAATAAGTGCTGCAACTTCTTCATTTACAGTTTTGACAATTTCAGCTCCTTCATTTTGAACTTCTTTATCAAACAAAACATCTGGATTATTCATCCAACCAGTAATTGATACACCAAGTAGCGCTTCACGATCGAAGATTTTCTTTGATGTTTCACTAAGATATTTGAAGTCAGTATAACCAGCCTGTAGTGTACCCATGATAGATGCTGCACGACATGCTTTAAAGAACTCTTCTTTTGTAGTACACTTACCACCATTAATTTCAGTTAGGTTACATCCTTGCCAACCGGATTGTCCTTCAAACTGCGGATACATTCCGATCTCAACGCAAGGATTGGTTGTAAAGTCTTTGTCCTCGACGAAGTAAAAACCGGGTTCACCGAACTCTTTGATAGACCCCATAATTTTCTTGAACTCTTCTCTCGTAATCTCATCTCTAACAATAACAGCACTATTATTAGAGCGACCACGTTGAGGGTTATCGATAAACCAATTACCAGTTTTAGCATTAATCATCTCCTCATCATTTGGTGAGAACAAACAAATAGTAGCTGAACGGCGAACCCCACCAGCAAGTACTGCATCAGCTGCATGCATTGCAATGTCATAAACTTCAATAGGCTTTAGACGATTACGACCAGATAGTACAATACCTTGAATCATATGTTCAATTTTATCTAGAGCTTTACGTAGTGGTTCTGGTCCTGGAGCTTTAAATCCACCAGAAATCTTAGCACCCTTTGGACGAATATTTTGCAAATCAAAATAAACTTTACGTCCTTCAAACTCTGGATGTGTACCACCACCAACAAAGTATGAAGACATTAGAACTGATAGAGAATCTGCCCAACCTTCAATTGAGTCCTCAATCACGTAGCCCTTCGCCTGTTTCTTTCTTTCCGCGACATCAGGCAACTTAGCAACGTGGTGTTCCTGCACTGAGAAGCCTGCGCCAGCCCCACAGAGAAGGATATAAAATAGCTCGCCAAAGAATGCAGCTCTATCTGCGTATGAAGAAGTACAATTGTACATTCTCATTTGGTGTTTACGCAATTGTTCACCACCAAATTGTAAAGCACGTTGAGCGCCTAGAGCATATTGTAGTTTATATAGAGATTCTGCTTCATCAATAAGGTGTGAAAGTTCTGGAGACATTTTGTCTTTATAGTAATCACGGTGCATATTCATTACACGTGTTACAGCTTCTTCCCATGTCTCGTATCGATCTTGTTCCTCATTCCATCGACTGTAACCTTCATAGAATTTTGTTTGTGACATTAGATGTCTAGTATTTTTGTCTTGGGAATTAGAAACAACTTTGAGCATAGTGACCTCGTTAAAATGTGTAAAAAATAGTACGCACAAGAATTTGCGCGTATGAAGTTCAGTTTTCTTTATTGGTAGAATTATATATCAAAACTCCGGATTCGAAAACCGGTAAAATGATGGTTAAAAATAAAAATTTTATTCTTTTTTATGTGTAGTCAAAAGAAATTTCGTTTGCTTCTGGTGATGATAACATTTCAATTCGTTTGTTGTTTATAAAATAGTCATATACAATATCGCTAATATATAAATGACCATCAATATTGAAGTGAAAACCATCTGTTTTATCAAACCCAAACAATTCTAAATGATTATATAAACCTGTGATCGCTTGATTTGATATAAACGTATTCATATCTAACTCTTTATACAAAGGATCTTCTTCCATATCTTTGAATCCATAAAAATTTAATATGAGTAATGGAATATTTAGTTCTTTACATAATTTTTGAAAAGAGCAATGTTCTATTAAGCTTCGCAATTTAGGTTCTACAAGTGTGGTATCTCCAACTGGTCTAGTTTCTGAATACAGCTGTTCTTCATACTTTTCTTCATTATCAATGACGTTTTTTACTCCAACTCTAAGTATTCTCCTTAAAAAAGATCCAGTATGTTTTTCATTTTTTTGAAGCTCGTATCCTCTCCAACTAAACAATTTTAGATAATATTTGCCATAGTCACCAACTTGAGTATCAAAATTATTTGGTAATATTCGACCAGATTTGTTTCCACTGAAAATATGATCTCTAAAATTATCTGAGGTTTGCATGATTACATATTTTGGAAGATCTTTTCTTTTATGTTTAGCCCAAATCAAATAGGTATAAAGTTCTTTATAAATTAATCTATTTGATTTTCCTTGAAGAGATAAATTTATAATTGGCATATCCATTTTATCAGATAAAATTTCTGGCCAATTAAGATTTTTATGCTCTGGATCTAAACTTGTAGAAGTGCTAAAAGAACATCCATTAATCAATATCATTATAAAAAACTCGTGTTTTATTTAATTTTTCAAATAGAAAACAATCATATCTATCGTTTACAATTGGCCGACCTCTAATATTGAGAGAAGTATTTAAAAGCATCGGCACACTAGTTTTTTCGTAAAACTCTTCTAAAATTTTCCTTAAAATTGATGGATTGTCTTTTCTTACAATTTGAACTCTTGCTGTTCCATCAACATGAGTCACAGATTTATAATCATGTTTAGCATCACAGCTGTACTGCATGTATTCATTCATCGGTCCTTCAAAGTATTCATTAGCATATTCTTCCAAGATTGCAGGTGCAAAGGGTCGAAATTTTTGGCGCCGTTTAACTTGATTAACTGTGTCTTTAATATCTCGTCTGGGATCAGCAATAAGGCTCCGATTCCCCAAAGCACGAGGACCAAACTCTGCACGACCACTAGCAATCCCGCAATAACTATACTCAAGCAAATGGTCAACAACTTCTGTAGCATTTATTTCTCCCATTTCATAACCAAGATAAGGATTTTTCCATTCTATTTTATTTTTATTATTTGCTAAACCCCAAGTTCTTGCAGCAGATCCAATTGAGGATCCACCATCAGTTGGATTAATCGCTATCCACATGTCTTGGAATAAAGGTCTAATTTTAGAATTGGCCACAATGTTTTGTGCAACACCACCACTGTAACAAAGCTTAGATCCATATCCTCTTGCAATGACCGCTAATTTCATTATTTCTTTTTCTGCTAAAGCTTGAATAGAACAAGCAAAATCATACTTTGCTGTTTCTGCATATTCTTTAAATTTATCAAGAATAATACTACCCATAAAAGCATTTATAGGTGTATCAGCACAATCATTTGCAATGTTTTCAATTTCTTCTAAAAAGCTAGGTTGTCCATATGCCGCCATACCCATTACAATATATTCTTCTTGTAAAGCTTTTAATCCTAGAGCCTTTGTTGCCATTGCATACAAAAACCCAATTGAATCAGGATATTTTTTCTCATATAATAAATTGAAATTAGAATCCATTATAGTAGCTGATTGGTATTCACCAAATCCATCAATTGTCATAATGACTGTATCAGTAGATGTATCCCATGGGCGAGTATAAAAAGCTCCAGCACCATGTGATTCATGATGAGTATAAAATTTTTCGTAATGATAAGGTCTTTTTTTCTTAAAATCATCTAATCTGATAAGATATTTTTCTTCAAACTCTTTACTATACTGTGGTAGAGATTTTAAGATTGGATCTAAATGTTTGTCCCGTAATTTCATATCTTCATAAAAAGATATGTGGTCATCGTCTTTAATTAAACCATGAAAGTACGGATGCAGTAGAGCATCATTTTTCTTTTTACTAAAGCGCTCGCTTTCAGATGCAAAGCTAATTGTTCCATCTTCTTCAATAAAGCATATGGCTGCATTATGAAAATTTTCAACTATGCCACAATATCTCATTTTTTACCTTTTTAGGGGTTTACGTTTCTAAAAAACGTGGTATAATAAATCTACTGATTTTTTGGAGTGGGTGGAGTAGGCTCTTTTTCAGTTAAAGCTTCTTCATAATAGACTATGATAGCTTGCTGATCTTTAACGTACCTACGTAATTCTGCAATTCCAAGAGCAAGGTTCTCGTATCCTTTTGGAGTAATTGCAAAAACTACAGTATTACCAGTCTTGCCTTGAATCTCTTTAATTTTTTCTTCAAGGTTTTCTTCTGTAATAACAAACCAGTCAACCGGAGGAAATTGTACTGCCTTCGGTCTTTCCTGAATAGGAATATTTTGTTTTTGGTATTCGGTAGTGACTACTACCTCAGCCTCCGGAGTTCTCCCGCTGCACGCTGTCAGTATCAACGGGCTCATCGCTAGGAGGAGTAGTTTCGTTTTCGATCCGGTTAATAAGCTTTTCAACTGCTGCGTTAACCCTGTCTTCGAGTCCTTGTGCATTTGTTAATGCCTCCATAGTCAAGTCAATTTTAGCAAACACACCTCTTAACTTGTCTAGGTGCTCTTGCGATTGTTGTAATCTTTTAGTTAAATCTTTATTTAGTTGCTCATTTTTCTTAGCATCAGCTGCCATAGTCTCTACAGTGTTTTGTAGTGTCTCAGCTGCAGATTTTAATTTAACATTATTCTCTCGGAGTGTACCAATTGTTTCTTGTGACCACATATAATAGGAGTATCCGCCGTAACCAACGCTACCTAGAATACTCATTAAGAATAACATTAAATATAACTTAGCCATCCATATACTTCCTAAATCGTTTTAATATAACTGGAACTTTATCTTTTCTCCTACGGCGGTCAGTCATATTTATAGGAACTCCAAGACGTCTACGAAGAATATGTTTAGGTAAACGTGGTCCCATGTTTTTTGTATCCTGTGGAATACCAGCGTCCGCAGCAGTCATTGCTTCTTCTTTTATTCCAGACATTTTCATTACTTTCTCTTTTGCATACCATTGTGGACTAAATGTATCATGCCATTCCCAATCACGAGAACGCTTGTCCCATTCCATAACTTTCCATTCGCCTTTATGGCGTTCATTATGATCTAGTTGTTTTTCGATTTTAAAACGCCGACCATTAGAAAATGTAATTTCTTTCTCACCATTTGGCCCAGCTTTTTTCCATCTTGGCTTCATCTTGCCAACTCTCCGATCGAAACATAAATCTTTTTATTTGTTCTTATATGTGTAGCTTCGTATATATTTATACCAAAGATTTCTCCAACAGGATAGCACTGATCTTCTACTCGAATCTTATCACGTACCTTTACCATTTCGTCTAGAGTATCATTTAAAAGTTTATTATTTAATACTTTATAAACACCAGGAGACAATCTCATATCTGGTAAAACAAACCAATCACTTTGTTCTGACAACAAATCCAAAGGATCTATATTTAAAGCTTCATTTGCTTCTTGTAATTTCTTATTAGAAATACCAAACTTTTCTTTTAACAAATAAAGTGCAGTAGCATAGGAAGCAAATTTACTAGAGCCTCCAGGTGCTTTTGCAATAATCTTTTTTATATTGAAAACTAAACGATGGAATGGTGTGTAATAGTCTTTATACTTGTCTCTATTATCCATAGTGTCAAGCGTAAATTCTTTATTACGGTTTCCATTCTTATCTATGATACCAGCTTTAAACGCTTCGGTATCTTCAAATGCTGTGGTGAGCAGTCTTAAGAAACGAAAGGTGTATACTAAATCACCAGCTCTTTTAATGATTCCCATTATATTTTCCTTAGTTTTTCTATAACTACCTTGTCCATTTCTATGTCGGTATATTGATCGTTTCTAATATGACGTAGGAATATCAAAAATGGCTTTAAGGCTGGCCAATATTTAGAATCAATTTGATATTCTAACATCTTTAAACAAGGTTCAATATCAAATACATTAAATACTACAATTAAGTGATTAAGTACTAACCTTTCCGACAATTCACCTGTTTTATAATGACGTTTTAATAGACGCTTTAGATACATGAATCTTTTTAAATCATCATAAAATTCTTCAGCGTCTATTACTTTTGGTTTATAATAATGCTTTGCAGCATATAACAAAAAGTTTTTTGAATCTAATTTTTCAAATAATTGCATGGTTTACCTTATAAAGCATTTTACTTTATTTAGGCAAGATCCCACGCATAGTTTCAATCAATGATTTCTTAGATTTACGACGATCAAGTTCAAGCCCATGTTCACGCCCTAGTAATTCTAGTTCGGATTTTGTCATAGTTTCCAGATCATCAATCTCGCCATCATCGTTCAAATCTGCAATTAGATCATCATTTTCTTCTTCAACTTTTGTAGCGGCTGCAATTGCTGCTTCAATCTTTCCATTCTGAATATCGTCATGGATCGCCTGATCTACGGTAGTATTACCATAAAACTCATCAATCTGAGCTTGAGTAAATCTAGCAGAAGCATAAACTTCACCACTATTTGGATCTGTCCATCCATTCGGTCCTGGAATTGCATTTGCACACCATCCTGGGGGTTTAATTGCCATAATATTCTCCTATGTTTCTTTTGTTACTACACCTTTAACTGGATTGATGATGTTCTTATCGCCTTTAGCGTTATCACCAGGACGAGTCTTAGCAGAACCAGTTACTCTACCAGCTTTCGATGCATCATCATGACCATCTTTTTCTTTATAAGGAGCTTCTTCACCACCGGATTTCATATCCTTTTTCATATCCATAGCGCCTTTATTATTCTTTTCTTTTTCATCCCAATCTTCTGGCTTTGTAGCACCTTTATAATGCTTAGCACGTTCTTCCATAATACGTGCATATACTGGAGGAAGAGTAGATTCTTTCATACCAGATGCTTTCTGACTTGCCGCCTTCGCCGCTTTGATTGCATCTTTAGTACCATCATGATCAGCACCAAATTTTTTGTGCATATTAATTACATGCTGATGTGCTCTCGCAGCATTATCGTGTTGTTCAGCGCCTTTTGGCCATCTCTTACCTACAGGCTTTGCTTTTGCTGCATGACTAGCAGCAGCCTTTTTATGCATTTCAAGATCGACCGCTTCATCAACTGATTCACGTTTATCCATATAAGCTTTTGTCTTACGTGCTTTTGCCATTTGCTTTTTAGCATAGTCCATTGAACCCTGTGCAGCTGCACCTTGAGCTTGAGACTTACGTCTGACATAAGCAGACTTTGCTTTATCCATTGAGATCTCATCGATCTTAGCTTCAGCAGCCATAGTCTCTTTTTCTTTT